TTGTATCCATTCTGAATAACTTGTGTGTCTGCTGTGTCTAAAAATATTTGCATTGAATTAATAATTAATTAAAGAGGGAGGTTGGATTCCTGTGTACCAACAAACAACGGGCATTACTACAGTAGTAAATACGTTGCTGCCTGAGTCCTACTTGGTTGAGTAGTTCTGCCCCTGCGGACAGCGAGCACCACCTCTGACCCATCACCTTAACTAGCGGTTGCCAGTAAGTTTATTCAGTCACTCCCATGTTGCGTCCAACAAATGTATTATAACACATGGGATTAATTCGTCAAGAGCCTTTTGATTTTGATTTTGGTTTTGCTGTTGGTTCTGGTGTTACTACTGGTGTTTGTTCTTCAAGTGTTACACCTATCTGTTGTAAATATTCTATTGCACCTAATGCTCTAAGTAATAAATCTTTCTTTGCTTGTGCTTGTGCATTCAAATTATTAATCTCAGTTTTAATTTCTTCTGCCTGTTTTAATAATTCTCTAAGATGGTTTTGTTGTTCTGTCATCAGTCTGGTACATTAATGTTCTTCAGTATACAATATATATGCACGTTTTTCAACCCTAGGTATTTTAACGCTAAATAAGCCGTTAAACTATCTTTACCAACTAAATGAAGAAAGTTCTATCACTAATTGGAATGGTATTGATGACGGGTGCGATAGTGGCACCAGCTAAAGCTGATATTATACATACGATCTCTGCTTCAACTCAACTTCGTGTTGATGCTGCAGCTACAGATGCAACAAGAATTGGTTCAACCTACAGTGTACAAGGTACAAATATTACCGCAGGTACAATGGGCGGTTTAGGTCAAGCAAACGAAACTACAGGTGTGGCGGCTACTCACTCTGATGGTGTCTATACAGTTACCACAGCAGGGGATGCATTCAGCCTAACAGAAAGTTTCATCGCTGGTGACAAAACGAATGCCCTTGGGGCTGGTGTTGATGTTACTGCACATACATATACTGCAGCCGTAACAGGAGACAATGCTGCTCCTGCGATTAACTCATACGGAACAGTTATGGACATGCCAGCATACGGTCAAACTGTAACATCATCAGGTGGTCACGCTGGAAGTCTAGCTGGTACTATTGCAACAGACGGAGCTATCGGTCTAACAGCAGGTGGTGCTGGAACCACAGCCACTGGCCAGGTAGTAACTACATTGACCGTGAACTAGGATGAGTAATGAAGAAGTTACTTGTCCTAACTGCGGTTGCAACTGTCCTTGCGAGTGCGAGGACTGCAGTTGCTGTGCCCGTGGTGCCTAATTTTACACAGGGCTCGATGCAATCAACGACGGAAACAACGTCTACGGTGTCCGAGACCATAAATTCGATAGACTATAATACAGGCTATCAATATGTAATAACAGGGACAAATATCAAAGCTGATGGGGTAACTCTATCAGCACCTTCAGTAACATCTGGAACTAATACTATAGAGGGAGTGACTTCAACATGGACTGGAATGGATCTAACCAACAAACCAAACTTTTCAATCGTAAATCCAGCAGGTTCCTTTCAATACAGCGAAAGTTATATGGGGCCTGGCCTAGCGACTCAAACAATAATACAGAGAACCACAACAATAGAAAGCGTCACAAACACACAATCAACATTCAGCCAGTAGCCAAGAAACTTGCTCTATTGGTTTTAAGTGCACTTACATGTACCCCTTCCTATGCGACTGACGTGGGAGGGGTTTCTGCTACTGCAAATCCAATAGCAAATTCCTCTGGCTCCGTAACCAATCAAGCTATACAGGTATTACAGGGCCCATACATAACTAACCAATATGGAAATGGTATTGCATGTCAAGGGCCTACCATGAACGTCACACCGTACTTCAATGGGACGGGATCATTTAGACGACCATTTGAACACACCTATATGGATCCAGTGTACAACAACGCAGATAATGACGATGACAATATACCCGACAGTCCTGGTGAAATTCTTTATTATATTCCTACAAGAACTGGACAGACAGAAAATTATAATCTCTCTGTAGGTCTCTCTGCTACATGGTCACGACCATTAGATAAAGACTTACAACAACAGTGTAAAGATGCAGCTGCAGCAAATATTGCATTAATGACTCAAACAACTGCAAATAAAAGATTAGACTTTGAGATAGCCCGTTTGAAAAACTGTGGTGAATTAATGAAGGCTGGTATCATGTTCCATCCAAACTCACCTTATGCATCTGTATGTGCTGATGTAGTATTAGTAAATCCACCAGGTGTTGTAGCACCACATCAACATGATATTTCACCAGTTGATTATAAAGTTGAACTTGAAGAACCAAAAGAAGTATCGTATGGTGATGCATCTGTATTACAAACAGTAAGCATTGGTAATCCAATACAATGAGCATACCAAATATTATTGTGAACGATCCTCGGATATTCACCCATCCAATTTCGAATATTAATATCTATCGTTTACCACAACCACTAATATTTAATGTACATCCTCCAATAACATTACAAATTGGTTTCCCTATTGTAGAATTACCAGGTTGTGTAGAGTTTCATCCTGATGATCAAAACAAAGTAACTAGATTACCTTTTGATAAGAACCTTGTAAATGATGATCCTAAAGGTGCACAAACAGCTTGCCCTAATGGCCAATATCCAACGTATGATGCAATTAATTTTGAACCAGAGCAAACACTAGCTACATTCGTTACTGAGGCACCACCAGTAGAACCACCACCTCCACCAGAAGTACCAGACACTGGAGATGTAGTTCCTCCAAAAGTAGAATGTCCTGGCCCAGGCCAACTAAGAGTTGGTGATACTACTCAGTCTGGTGATGAGAAAGTAATTGGTCATAAACTTAGTGATGATGGTAAGGTCTGTATAACATTATATGAACCTACTACACCACTTGAAAAATACGTCCCACCTTTAAATCAAGTTTCAACTGTGACTGCATTAGCAGTGGTGGCTACAGCAGGTGCTGCTGCAACACCATTATTAATAAGAATTATACGACCTGCAATCAAAAAATTATGGGCAACTATACAAAAGAAGTTAGGTAAAAATATTAGTAGACCATCTTTATCTGAAATAAGAACAAACAAATACCGTGAGAAGAAAGGTCTACCACCACTTAAAGTCAAGAAGAAGTAGAATCACACTCATCAATACTACCCATACAGTCTGCCTCATCAATAATTTTCATACAATCTCCTACCATCTCAAAGTCTGGTAAATACTCACGACACCTATAAAGGTTGTAAAGACTTCCTGTTCTACGATAGTACCATCCATGTATAGGTTGGACATAGTTCATACTTATATGATTATAGAAAGGATCCCAAAGTTCCTTTTCAATTATATCTTCTGCTATAAAATTTTGATAACGATTATCAAACTCTTCTTGACATTCCTCTCTGGTTCCTAAACCTTTGTCTGCTAAGTTTCTACAAGCAACTAAAGCATCAGCATCATCCAACTTTTTATTCCACCATGCAGAATAATGGCCAGTTATACCATTCACTATAAGTAAAGGCATTGCAAAAGTCAATGTGAAATTTACATATGCCTTCTTAAGTTTAGCCAGCATTTAATGAACCGAATGATCTACGAATCTCTCGTAGTTCTTCAAAGTTTTTATTCTTCGTACCACCATCATATTCCCAAGCATATCCTAGCTTGATCATTTCTTCATTAAGTGACACGTCGCCATCCCCGATATATAACCACCCCAGTAGACGACCATATTTGCCGATGCCACCACTAAGTTCAGTCCTAATAGTAAGCTCGTCGTCACCAGTAATGGCTTCAGCCAGTTTCGCTTTGAGCCAGTTTGTTGCGTCGATTCCAAGTGCTTTCTCCTCTAAGTCACGGGTACGTTTCTCAGGAGTATCAATCCCAGCTACGCGAACCCTTTCTTTTTTGTATAAATCAAATCCAAGGTCTATTGTAACATCAATTGTGTCACCGTCAACTACTTTGTTAATCTTCGTTACTCGAAAGTTGTAACAACTCTTCTGACTTGGGGGTATCATTGCTCCCATTTTCAAACTCCATTAGTGCACTATTTATCATAGAATCAATATCAAGATTTATTTTTGGTGCTCTATATCCTTCTGCGTAATTTATTATCTTCAGCATTAATTCTTCTTCAACTTCCAACGCACCAGCTGGTGGGGTAACTGGAGCAGTACCACACGCTGTTATTATTATTGGTAGTATTAACCATCTAGTCGTTAGGATACCACGTATCATACATAAAGATCCAGTAAATTACTATGCCTACACATATTAATAGTATAGCACACATTATATTTATTGACCAGACTACCTCATTCAATCCCTCTGTCTCCAGTCATCAGATCGTTCTTGATGAAACCAATCTACAATTTCATCTGGACTGCCGAAACCCCTTCTATGATTACCTGAGTCGGGGTCTCCAATGTTCAGGCCATTAAGAAAAGACTCGTTCGGATTTGTATTCATCCGACGAGCCGTTGCTAACATTCCTCTTGCTGAGGTATTTGCTTTTGCTAATTTCTGTGCCCAGATCATATCATCTATACTTACTTCTGTGCCTGAGGCAATGTCTTTGCAAATTGCTTCAAGACGTAAACGATACTGAGTTGATAACATAAACTAATGTGTAGTATTAGTATTATGTATCAATTCAAACTAGGTTCTCTTCTTGTTCTGTTAGGAGAGTAACACTATCGGAAGTGGGCATTGCTACGCATGTAAGAACGTAACCTTCTTCCATCTGATCATCATCTAAAAATGATTGTTCTTCTTGATTAACAGTTCCTTCTGTAATCTTCATTGCACATGATGAACATGCACCTGCTCTACAAGATGAAGGATGATCAATACCTGCTTCTTCGAGTGCATCTAAGATAGTAGTATCTTCATCACATTCGAATGTTTCGGTTGCACCGTCAGGTGTATTAAGTGTAATAGTAGCCATGTTATTGTACGTGAATAATTCCAGTCATACCAGCTCCTGCATGAGGATCGCACTGGAACTCATAGTCTCCAGATTCTGGGAAAGTAACCTCGAAACTTTCCCCACCCATAAAAGCCAAGTCAGTATGAGATAATTCTGGATGATCTTTTACTACCATATTATGAGGGGGTAGTTCCCCGTTAATGAACTTAACCGTATCACCAACAGATATAGTAAGTTCGTTAGGACTAAAGATGAGATTCCCACCAGAGCCCATGGTAATTTCTGCTGCATATGCACTTGCTGCTAAAGAAAATGAAAGGAATAATGCACTTAGCATTATTGTAAGTCTAGACATCCACCACATAATTTCGTGTTTATTCTGTGTAATTTGGTTCATTTAACATCCGAAGGGTATACCACATGCTCTGATATCAAATAGGTTATCAACCTCACTTGGGATACAATTACAATAATCAATAAAATGAGGATGTGCCTGTAGATAAGGTACATCCTCTTTACTGTGTTCTATTGCTGAGTATGCATCCTCTGCGTATTCGCAGATTTCGTGATGATGTTCTTGTGCGTCGTGGTATCCAACGGTATAATGTTTTTGCTGAGTAAAGGGCATGATCTTTCAATCCCGTACTATGATGTTATTTATTATACCATATAAGTATTTTTACGCATTTATGTGTTGACTTACTGACTGTGTTAGAGAACCTGTATAACTCCATTACAGTCAGGAAAGTCTTGAAATAATTTTTTTTCTATACCCATTTTTAAGGTCATAGCACTCATAGCACATGTCTCACATGCACCACTAAGTCTTATTTTAACAAACTTTGTTTCTTCTTCTATCTCGACAAACTCAAGATACCCTCCATCAGCTTCGATGTATGGAGAGATATCTTTAAGTGATTCTATTACATTACTTTCATTAAATTCCATTAAAGTAGAATCGCACCAATTATAAAACCTTTAGCAAAGGCAATACATTTAATTTGATAATCAGTTAAGTTAAATTTATCTTGAAACTTCTTTATCATTTTCTTATCCCATTCCTTTGCATGATACAAAGCATGAACAACAGGATTCATTTTTTCGTGATCTCCACAAGACATTGTTTTTCTCCGAGTGTATACTATTTATCGTAACAAACGTATTCATCGAAAGAAATCATCTCACATATACCATCCATATTCACTGGAGTATCTGCTATCACGATCTCGGAAGTTGCTTCCTGAGTAGTAAACTCTACATCAGAGGGATTAATTTCTGACATAGTAGTTGTTACTGTTAATAAAATTGGTAACATTATTTTTATCTAAGTGTATATTATATATTACAATAATACAAGTATCAATGCAATTGTTGAAAGGACAACAGAAATCTTAGGAAGAACAGTTGTCTTCTCTAATACTTCTACTCTTTTAACTACATCATTTAGTTTAGCCATTATGCTTTCTTAGGGGGTACTACGGGTGCAATACTTAATGGTGCTTGTTCTATTCTGATGGTTTGAGCAGGTGCGGCCTGTGCTGCTTTCTCAATTAACATCTCCATATCTTTTTTAGATATCTGTCCGTTAGGGCCAGTTCCACCGCCCTTATCCATCTTCATAGTTCCATCACCTTTCTTACTTGCTGTTTGAATTCCAAAGCTAGCCAGAACCCCAGTAAAAACT